ACTCTACAGTAAATATTAACTATTCTTTAGCAACATCTGTAGCAGCTTGGACTAACGGAACTAACTATGTAGTTGGGGATATTGTTTCTTATAATAACAAAATTTATAAATGTATCTTAGCAACCAATAACATAGTACCAACTAATACAGCAAACTGGGTTTTAATTAATCCAACTTTAAATGGATTCTATCTAACAGGAACTAACTCAAGTATTGAGTTTGATCTCAGTAATCTTACAGTTGGTAAAGCTTTAATCTGGAACGGTACAAAATTTGTTGGTAGTTTATTTTCAGGTGCATTAAATTCATTATCAGATATAGACGTAGACCCTGTTCAAAATAAAGACATTCTTGTTTATGATACAAGTAACTCTAATAAGTGGACAGCTAAATCTCCTACGGTAGATATTACTGAAAATAATTTAAAGTTTTCTGATAGAACTTTTTATCCACCTAATTCTTTTTCTTGGTTTAATCCAACAATTGGCAGTGCTCTAGATGTTTCAGCAGGTTCAGTAGCTACTGCTTTACAAGGATTTAGAGATAACAATAGTAGATGGGTTGTAACAGACGCACCTACTGTATATCATATTGTACAAAAGATACTACCAAATGATACTGATCCAATTACATTCTTTAACGATGTTAAAACGGATTTAGATGCTGCTGTTCAAAATTTAACTAATCCAGTTAAACTTAAATTATACTGGAATCTTAATATGTATAGAGAAAATAGGACAGCTGTAAGTACTCCATTAAACTATCTTGTTAACAGTGATGTTACTTTACAAGATAATTTAGGAAACTTTAAATCTATGTTTTGGAATAAACCAGAAGAACTTTATAATCTTGCTGGTTATGATATTAATGCTGTAAACCCATTATTAAAACATGGTATAACTGATGGAACAAATCAATACTATACAAGTCCTTATTTTGTATATAATTCTACAAATATTGCAACTACATATAAATCAAAACTAGAAGGATATGGAATTAAAGCATTTTATCTTAGTGTACCCGAGTGTCGAACTAATCATATTTATCTTCCTGTATTATCACAGGTTGGACAAAGTTGGGCTTTTACTCAATTATCTAACGTAGCTAATAGCGAAGCTTTACTAACTAAAGCTTTACAAGCTCCAGGAAATGAATACAATACTTTAGACGGTTCGGTTACAACTTCAACTGGTGTAAAAGATTATTATTTAATGGGTATTAGAGACATGGTATGTGCTGGTGCTCGGTTTAGAGATAATACTGGAAATACTACTGCAAATACAACTTTTCCTGGAAATTCAACACAAGTTAAAGTACTTAATAATATTTCTCGTTGGCAAAAAGCTAGAGTAATTGGAGCTTATTATGGAGTAAGATCTACGAATAGTTCTAGTTCTTCTGCTTGGAAAAATATTTTATATAAACGTTTTGAATATACAAATGATGCTGCAGCAGATGTTTTATGGAAAATTCCAGATCAAATAATCTATTTTAATAGATATAGTTTAGCGCAGTCAATTGCACCAAGTGCTTCATATACTGTCAGTGAAACAAGCGATGTTGATGATGCATTAAAAAGAATACGTTTTCAAGGTTTTCATAGATTACAAACAAACTCAAATGCTCATTCTAGTACTACCTCTCAATGGGATGGTTTGTATTATAAGTCTAATGGATTTTGGCAAGCATTTCAAGATCGGTGGTCTGATGAAACTGGTCAGACTTTTAATTACAAATTTAATGAAGCAGATATTGAATGGGCTTTATATGATGTTGACGGTCCCGATGTTTCGGCAACACCCGGTATTTATCGTTTAAACTCACAACCAATTCCTTTTTCTGCTTTTAGTGGAACGTGGACTCCAGCAGATACTAGATCAAATAGATGGTATCCGTGGGGTTTTAGATCAAATAATGTTTTTAATGGAGAAGATGGTAGTAGTAATCTAGATAATATAAGAGCTATTGGTGTTCATGGAATACATGAAACAGATCAAGCTAAATTATTTTCAGAAGCTGATCAATTTATTGAAGATCCATGTGATGAGTATGTATATCGAATTGTAAGTAAACCCAGTGTAGTTAATTATTTAACACAAAATGGTTTTAAAGACCTTAAATCTTCTATAATTTTAGAACATGGGTTTAGTGATTTAGCACATTCTACAGGTACTGCAACTCCATTAACTTCTTTAAACTCACAATACGAAAGTCCTAGATTAGAACCATCATCAAAAAGGGCTTTTTCTCGATTGTTTGAAAGTAAAATAAAAGTTTTTATTAAAGACGAAAAAATTGAAAGAGTTACAATTGGCCAAACTAATATAGATTATTATGTAATTACATTAGTTATTAAAGTTCCTAGACTTAAATCTATTGGTTTTTCTAGGTTGTTTAGGCATTATTATACTGATTCTGTAAACGCACCTAATGCGTGGAATGGTGCAGATGATACTGATCCCGAATTAGGAATATGGACTTATTCTAATCCATTATTTACAAATAGTTTAGAAATAAATGGTTTGGTTGTAGCTGGTTCTGGTAATCTAGGTTTTGGACATAACGGCACTTTTCCTATTTTTAGAACAATCCCTTCAGCAAATACTTCAGTAAACCTTAATTCATTTTCCTTAAGTAATACTACGTATTATAGACTAGGGACTACAGGTGCTGGTCGTATTGAAGCAGCTGTTAAGTTTACAAGTATTGGCCTTCCAAGTAATCTTTGGATTCGTTTATCTGTTTTAAATACTGATGGTACTACCGCTTTGTTAGATGGTACCAGTAGTAATTTTGGTTTTACAAGTTCAACATTTGCTAATTAAGGAGAATGCTATGGGTGAAAAAGATCGTACTAATCCGGCAACGGTACTACAATGGTTCCAACTCATAGTATTAGCTATAGGTGTTGGTGGGTTTTTTATCGACATTGGTAAACGAAGTCAGTTAATTGACAAAACAGATGCAGATCTTGCTGAGCTTAAGGTTATTGTACAAGATTTAGTTAAAGCTCAAATTCAAATCTCAACAAATGATGCTACTCATAAGATGTTATTAGATGATCTTAAAAGTAGAGTCATAGAACTGGAGCGACGTAAATGAAGTATTGGTTATTTATAATCTTATTTACTTTAGCTAGTTGTAAGTCACCAACTAAAACAATTGCTGAGAATGCTAATACAGTACAAAGTACTGCACAATCAAGTAAAGAAAGATTTGAAAAAATAGATGAAGCCACTAAAACCATGGATATTGATGTCGAATCAATCCAGACCGAAGCAAAAGAAGGTGTTAAAGAACAAACAATTATTATTGACCTTACTAAGTCTACCTTGGTTGCGTTAACTAAGGTAGAAGACGAGGTTCCTTGGTGGGCTAGTTTATTAACTTATATTATGATTACTCTTAGTCTATTAGCTATAGTATTCCTACTATGGTACACAGGTTTAGGTAATTTATTAAAAAGTATATTCTACTCCCTAGGTTTATTTATTCCCAAAGCTAAACTAGAGCAAGCCGATATAGCACGGAAAGCTCTTAGTCAGGATGATCCTGTAACAGCACGGGAAATGGTAGCAGCATTACGGGCTTCTGATCCAGCCTTTGATGCTGCTTATAAGAAGTCAAGTAAAAAGGAGATTAAAAATGACAACAGTATTAGCTAGTTTTGAGTCGTTTCTTGGTAGTGTATGGTTTGCTGGTATGCTTTTTGTAGTTGGTTATATCGTAGGTCACGTTGTTCCAATTACTAAGCTTACCTCATTGTTCGGTAAGAAGTCATGAAAGACAAGTTAAATGAGATGCAATCAAAACTACTTGATTGCCTAATTAATGATCTTAATGACCCAGACCGAAGAACTCCAGGTTTATATACCGTAGTTCGTGGTATCCTTAGTGATCATAAAGACCAAGTAAACAAAATTCCAAACGAATCTATTGAAGCAGTGGAAGCCGCTATGAAAGATGCCGCTCCATTTAAGATTAAGAAAGCAGCTTATTGATTATGAAAAATATTTTAGGTTTAATTGCGGGTTTAATCTGCACCTCGGTTGTTCAAGCAGAAGTTATTGTTGCCAATAATCCAGTTACTGATACAGTTGGATTCTATTCAGATGCTTTTGATTCTAAAGCAGCATATACCTATGCTCAAAGCGGAGCTCAAGGCTTTAGTCTAGAAGACTCTTATTCAACCTCTTCTATCCGATGGTGGGGTTCTATGAATGGTTTTAATGATCAAGGTTTAACAAATATTGATTGTTTCCAAATCATCGTATGGAACACTGATTTTAGATCCCATGTAACAAATCAAAAGATTGATCTCTCTCAGATTACTGTTACAGATACCGGGGAATATAATTTCTTTGGTCAACCTGTATATGAATTCTATGTTCCATTTACTTTTCAAGTTGCGGCAGGGAGTTATTTTATGAATATTGGAGCTCAATTAAATGATGCTACAGGTGATCAATTTGTATGGTCCCAAGGACAAGCCGTAGATCAGTTTTGGTTTACTGATGAGAATGGATCTAATAAGTGGGGCACTTGGCGTCCTCTTCCAAACTTTATTGGTAATACTGCAGGTGGCGCATTCCAACTTAATGCTCCTGCCCCCGGAGCCATTGCATTGTTGGGTATGGCTGGTTTAGTTAGCAAGCGTCGAAGACGCTAAGGAGATTTGGATGAAGGTTCCCCAAGAAGTTATTGATGATTTTAGAAACCATTTGTATTTTTGTTTTAAGCATCTTGGTCTTGGGGAACCTACCAAAATTCAGTATGAGATTGCTAGAGAGATCCAAGAAGGTCCTGGAGACTGCATTCTGACGGCAGGACGTGGTACAGGTAAGTCTACTATTACGGCTTGTTTAGCAAGCTGGGAGTGGCTAAAAGACCCTAATGTCACCTTCTTGGTTCTTTCTAATACCCAAGGTAAAGCCATAGACTTTGTTTCACAGGCAAGAAAAATCTTATCTGTTGTTCCGTATTGTAAGTTTATGGTTCCTGGGGATCAAGATAAAGACAATGCACTTGGTTTTAATCTAGCGGTTAGAACCAAGTTTACACAAGATTTAAACTGTGCTGCCCGAGGTATCACAGGTCAGATCACAGGTCTACACGCAGACCGCGTAGTTTTAGATGACATTGAAATTGCGGGTAAGAACGAATCTCCAGTAGGTAAAGAAACATTACTTAAGAAACTAGCAGAATTAGAATCTATTAGAAATAAAGACTCAAGGGTTATATTCTTAGGTACACCCCATTATCAGGACTCTGTTTATAATGTTCTTAAAGAATCCTATCCCATGATTAAGTATCCTGCTGAGATGCCAGATGCTACCATACCTCACGAGATAGAGGATGTGGCTTCTTGGGTCCTAGGATTGGATATAGAACCAGGAGATGCTACCCAGCCCGAGAGATTCGACCGAGAGGAGCTAGCCGCCAGAAAGGCTAAAATGGGCCCTAGTCACTATGCTTTACAATACAAGCTAGTTACCTCTTTAGCAGATGCCGACAGGTATCCTCTTAAGTTACGGGACCTAGTAATTATGGATATAGATTCAGAGATGGGTCCAGATAAAATTGTATGGCAAGGGCAGAACCCCTTACAAGGAATTCCTATGTTTGGAATCTCAGGTGATATTATCCCAGAACCCATGCACATATCATCTAACTATTTAAAATTTCAACATACCCATTTATGTATAGACCCTAGTGGTCGAGGTACAGATGAAACTGGAGTTTGCGTAGCTTCTGTCCTTAGTGGTACTATTTTTATTCATGAACTCATAGGTATCGAAGGCGGATATGATCCCGGTACTTTAAAGAAGATAGCTAGATTAATTAATGAATATCAAATACCATTGGTTCGGGTAGAGTCTAACTTTGGTGATGGTTTATTTACCAAGGTATTAACTCCCTTTTTAATTGAACATTGTGGTAAAGTCGGTATTGAAGAATACCGAGTTACAGGACAAAAAGAACTTAGAATTATATCTACCTTAGAACCTGTAATGGCAATGCATAGATTAGTGATGTCTAGAAAAGCTATTAAGAATCAAGAAAATCAAGTACAGCTTACAAGGTTACATCGTGGGCGCGGGGCACTTAAGCATGATGACCGAGTAGATGTTTTATCCGCAGCCGTTGAATTCTATAAATCCCATATGTCTATGGATACTAATAAAACATCCGAAGACATTAAGAAAAAAGAATGGGAAAAACGAGTTAAAGACTGGGCTAATAATTTTAGAGCAAGTGATTATATTCCTTGTTCGGGAGCAACTAAAGTTGTTGCTACAAACCACAAACAAAAAAATCCACGTTCTAACAAACAGTGGGGATGGTAAGGAGGTGCCTAATGCCAATGGTAATCTTAGGAATTGGTAGTGCTGTAGCGGGGGGATTGGGATCTATTTTTGGTGGTAAGGCTCAAGGAGCTGCTATACGGGCTCAGAATGAGCAAGCAATGCGTAATTGGGTTGCAAGCAACTCTCAAAAAACATTTGCTAATGCAAGAGATCAGTTTCAATCTACATACGCTTTTGCACAGCAACTAAAAAGAAATTCAGCTATTGCTCAAAACGCATATCAGTATCAGTATGATGCAATGAATGTTTTAAATGCTAATAAAGTAATGGCTCAAACTGATATGTCAAACGCTTTATCGTCCCAACGGGCTTCTTTAACAAATGCTTTATTAAATAAAGGAATTTCGTCTTCCAGTGGAACTTATGCTATGTTAGCAACTACCCAAGCTTTAGATGCTTTAGAAAAATCCGGTCAAGCTAATGCAGCTATTGAACAAGAACGAAATGAAATAAATAAACAATTTAAAGGCATGATGTCACAACAAACCGAGAATATTTTTATGCCTAATATTCAACTTTACGATGAAGCTCCAACTTTAGGTGATGCTTCTGCTGCTGAAGCGGGTGGAATGATTTCTGGATTGGTTCAAATTGGAGGTGCGGTTGCTGCTGGAGCAGTAGGAGCTTTTGGAAGCGCAGGAGCAAGTCCCAAAACATCAGGAGGTCCTAATAAGTTTGGAACCGATCTTAGTAAAGCACCTAAAGGATATAGCTATACTTCTACTGCTTCTGGTACAACTTTTAGCAGAAGTCCTTCATTTAAATTATTCTGAGGATAACCATGTCACAAGTAAATATCCAAAACTTACTAAAACTAGGAGAAAATACACCACTAGGTGCGGTATCTACAGGATCTCCGTTGTTTAGACAAAGTTCTTTTCAAGGTGGTCAAGTTCAAGTAGGATCACCAACACAACAAATTGGACCAACCAGTGAAGAAGCTATGTATGCTTCCCTGTCTGAGATTGCTGGAGGAGTTCAACAAGGTATTAATAATTTTACAGAAATTCAAGGTAGAATTGAAAAAAATAGAATTGAAAGTGCTAGACAAAAATATAAAGAAATCTTTACAAAAGATTATGTTGAATCTTTAGATGATCCAACAACTAAAACAGGTGGATACTTAAAACCCGAAGATAAATTAAATGAGTGGAATGATTACATTAAAGAAGTGTGGACTCCTTTATCTGGCTCTACTTGGATTGATGAAATTAACACAGAAGCATATAATGCTTTTGGAAGCCGAGAAGCTCAGGATAAATTTGAAAAAGAACGATATGAAAGAGAATCTTATTTATTCTTTTCGGACCCTAAGAATACACCAAGTATGAATCAAAACTCTCCTGTTGCTAAAATGGAATTTGATGCATTTTACTTATCAAAATATCCTACAGCAGATGGAAATTATTGGTTTAGGTCAAAAAAACAAGAAAATGTTTCGTTGTTTCAGATGCAAGAAGATAGCTTGGCTAAACAATCTTTAGAAGAATCCCTTAGTGAAATTGTTCAAGTTCCTCCATTAGAAATTGCTAAAGCTGTAGCTGAAAGTAATTCTGATGTTGCAGTTGAAATGCAAGATAGATATGCGGTTTTTTATAAAGAAATATTACCAAGTATTCCACAAGGAGCAAGTCAACGAGAAGTAGCTGGAATTTTAATTCGTTTTTATAATAAACACCTTATTGAAGATAATCCTAAAGAATATCAACCCCATACTCTATTAGAACTACAAAGAGCTATTCCACAAATAGCAATGCAACATGCTAGAAGTATTATGGATGTTCGTTCTATAACTAATATTACAGAAAGAAAATCAGCAGCTGAGCAGTCGCTTAATGTAGCTAATAATCGTTTATCAGATCCTACTTTATGGGACGAATCAAAAACTAACTTTTTTAAATCCGTTGTTCGATATGGTCCATTTTCTGGTACATCTAGTGTAGAACAAACAAATGCTATTGCAGCAGCTTCGGGTGCTATTTGGAAACAAGGATACGATAGTAGTCAACAATTTTTAAAAACTAAGGTTACAAGGCGAGGTGGAACAGTACCATTAGTGTCTACTTTGTATGATGAGTTTCCTACCCTAAATAAATACAAAACAGGCGAGTCTTCAAATCTTGGTAGTTTATCGCCTAATCAACAAGTTGAAACTATTGCTGGGTTTATTTTAGAAGAAGCATTAACTGATCCTGCTACTGCAACCAGTTTAATGACTCTGTACAATGTAGATAATATTCCTGATGCTATTAAAGCTTATAGAGTAAGTGTTAATGCTTATATTTTAAGTTCTAAAGAAATTTCTGACGCTAATAATTTATTTTATAGAGAACAAGACATTCAAACCCAACAGGTTATGTCTATTATGGAACAACATAGTGATTTAAATACCATGCAACAACATGTTTCTTCTGCTATTGAAAGTAGAGCTGCTAGAAACAACCTACCTTTAGATTTATTTAGATCTATTTATGTTACTAGTTTAGAAACTGGAGAAGATTACAAAGGTGATTTTAACCTTGATGCTTGGTATATAAGCTTATCTCCTCAAGATAGAAAAAAAGTAGATGATGCTTATATCTTATATGGATCTAACAAACAACAACTTCAAGAATCAGCACGACAAGCTTTTGCTTTAGAATTAAAAGCAATTGATTTAGCAAAACGTGTTTCAACAAGAATAGATGCACTTAATGAAGACCAACAAAAAGCCTTAGATAAAGAGTTTCAAGATAGACAAAAAGCAGCTATAGAAGCTAATAATCAGTTGTCTAGGTTTAATGTAAATATTAATGATCCCATTGCTGCCGTTGAAAAGGGTGGAGATATTGGTTTAGCTTATATTACAGGCGATATATATGCAACTGGCGCAGAATCAGAAAAAGCAAATACCATTATTGTTAGTCATTATCGGGCGTTTAAGGAACTTGCAAATATACTTAGACTTCCCGATGGCAGCGCAGATGTAGCTAAACTTAGCCCAACTCAAAAAAGTTCTTTAGACTTATTAAGTCAATTGGTTCAATGGGAAAACAGTGAAATACCTGAAGAAAAAATACTGGCTCAAAAAGTTAAAGATAGTGTGCTTGGATTACAAACAACAATAAATGAAGCAAGAGTAATAATGGGTAAAGAATGGGTAAATTTACAAAGATCTCAACATGAACTCAGAACACCAAATCAACCTTTTGATTTAAAAAAAGCAACCGAACAATTTGATTCTTCTTTTTCTAATTTTGAAAATGATATACTAGCAGGTAAGTTTTCGTTTAACGGTCAGTTTAACTCTCAATTTGCCTTAAATCCTGATGGATCTTTAAGTCAATACACTTTTAATTGGTTAGCCTCGGCTTACACATTTTCTTATAGAGCAGCTAGAAGTACTGATCAACGAGTAGTTGGTACACAACATAACGAACAATTACGCACTATTACAGAGAATCTAGTTAATGGAATAACAGTTAATAATAGTCCTGATGATTTTCAAAAAAATCCAACAAGTATTTTACCATATTTAGGTTTTTTAATGTATGGTAAAGGTTTAAATCGAGCTACACAAGAACGTGGATTACTTCCAGCAGCAAGTGGAGCGGGATGGTTTGTTGATAGAGTAGCTATGATTGCTAATGCAAGTAGTTCATTAGATATTGCCGATGCTTCTAACTACTTTAGTAGCGCAGAATTTAGAAAACAAAGTTCATATATTTCAGCATTTCCTTTTGTTATGTCTTCTTGGATGCGTGATTCTGCAAACAAAGTAGGACAACTTTTTGTAAGAACAGCTACATCGGGGGATCAATTAAATCAGGCTGATATTGTTTCATCTTCTCCAATTATTTTCGCAAGAAATGCTATTAATCAATCTGATTTAGCTAGTTATGGTATTTCAGATCCAGACAAACTTAAGGATAGATCTATTGATGTAATTAAAACCGATCCTGAAAGCATAAAAGCACAATTAGACACAATTATTTCAGGAAAAACTATTTCTCCTAATGATCCAGCTTGGAATCCTTATTTAGCATATGTCCTTTGGCAAAAGGCTGGACTAGTTCCTGAAGGAATGTCATATGATAATTTTGCAATGGATTTAAGTACTCGTTTACTGGAGGGTTCTATTGATCCAACACAGCCAATGAATTCTGATACAAGAATAAGATTAGCTTTTTCTGCCTTAGAAGAATTAGAAACTGTACAAGACAAAGGATTTACAAATGTTGTAAGCATGGCTTTAGATCCAAAAATTGGTATTGGTACTTCCAATTTTCCACTAAGTACTGGAGCTAATGTAACAACAGAGTTTTTAGGATTTTTAGGTGCTGCTTTGGGTGTTAATGCCGCATATGAAACAGGTGCTTTAGTTAATAACGAAGTTACTATTGGGTATAACGATAACATTGGAAATAAAACATTTGTTCAAACAAGTCCAACAAGAATGACACATATGTATTCAATGGTTGGACCAACATTAGATCAAAGCTATAGTGTTAGTTCTTTAACTGGATTTTTATATTCAAATACAAGAGATCCATTAGAGTTTACTAATGTTCGTTGGGAACAAAATCCAAGATTTAAACCAGAACGATCCATTATAAATAACAAACCAGAAGAAAATAATGGAGTTACTTTTAAAGCTGGTACATTACTTTTAGAAAGTAAACCTAATTCTGATAATATTAAAACAATGATACAACCCTATATTGAGCATTTATTCCAAACTGAAGTAATGAATGTACGACCTGGATTAAGAACTTTAGTTGGTCAATTTGTTCAAGAATCATTAGAGCAACCAACAACATTTGATGCATTAGTTGATTTAAATACTAAACTACTTGAAGCTGATTTACCTGGATTTATTAAACCATCAAATCTGTATACACAAGATAATAAAGTTTTACCTAGTGCTTCTACTATTGTACAGTTACGTGATACGAGTCGTGCTAATTCGATGGGTTTTACTTATAGTTGGATTAATCAAAACTTTAATGGAACGCCAATGATCCATCTTCCAGATACTATTTGGCAAAGACCGCTTGAGTTTAGAACTAATAAAGTTAAAGATACTTATATTGAAAAAGAAAAAATTAGAAAAGAAATCGAATTAAAAAACGAAATGGAACGTCTTAATTTTGCACTATAAGTTAAAATACTAGAAAGAAAAGGTTTATAATGGAAAGAACTGTAGCTTCTGATTTTCAATTTAATAATCTAAACCCTTCGTTAACTATTGACAGGGAAAACTTATTAAAACTAAACTATCCAGAAAACGTTAGACCAGATGCAGCAGTTAAACAGTCTTTATTAAAAATACAAAAACCAGAAGATGCAATCTTACGTTCTTTAAACGAACAAGTAAGAAATGAAGACGAACTTAACAAGCAAACAATTGAACAGTTTGAAAAATTTGAAAACCAAACTTATAGACCATCTAGATATAGTTCACAAATCCTAAGAGAACAAAATAAAAATAAAGAAGAGTTAATTAAAAAACATTCTAAGTTTTTACAAAAACAGCAAGGTTTAGAAAACGAAGCTTTAGCTGATTGGGAAGCTTATCAAGCTATTCAGTTAGAAGGAAACCTTAGTACAAGTGTTTTAACTGTTGCTTTAGGATTAGGAGATGTTATTCAAGTAGATCCTGAAAAAGCTAGTAGTAGTTCTTTAAGTTACTTTTGGAATGTAACTGCACCAAGAGCTTCTATTTGGGGAAAACTGCAAAACAAAACTGCATCAAGTCCACAGGTAAATGAACTTTTATCTACTAATGCACAGACTTTATACTATATGGCTATGCGTTGGCGTGGTGGTAAAAACGGAAAACTTTGGAATCAAGCAACAACCAATAGTGATAAAATAAGAGAATGGTTTAAAGAAGATCCAACAACTAAAGCATTCTTAGATGAAGCAACTACTATTAGTCCAACTTTATTTTCTCTTACGGCTTCTACGGATGTTGGTTGGTACGGAAAAACAATTTATGATTATTTAGCAGATGCTGAAAAACCAGCTGATTGGGACCCAAAAATTGCCGTACAAGAAATTAAAGAAAAAGCACCAGAATTAGCTTATGTGCTATTTGAGCAAATGCAACTAACAGAAGATCAATTAACTGATCCTGAAATTAGTAAAAATCCACAAATGTTTAAGTATTTTATTGCAGATGCAATAGATCAACATGCTAGTGCTTTAATTAAAAAAGCATATGACGATAACTCTAATATGGCTATGAGCGCAACCTTTGATTTAGTTCTACCAATAGTAAGAGATTCGTTAAACTCTAATGATACCTTAGCTGAAGTTGGTTTAACTGTAGCTGGTATTGGTTTAGCTGTAGTAGGTGGAGCAGCAGCAGTTCCAACTGGTGGTACATCACTTGGAGCGACTGTTGGTGGCGCAAGTATGGCTACAGCTGGAGTTGCTAGTTTAGCTGGTAAAGTAACTAGAACAACTCGGGCTTTATCGGCTACTGCAAAAACCCTAAAAGCATACAACGCAGCGCGTCAGATTGCAAGAGTAGGTTATGCGGCTGAGACTTTAGGAAAAGTAAATAATCTAGGTTTAAAAACTGTTTCAAGAATTGCTAATGTTGCATCACATGTAAGTAAAATTGCTCCACATAATTTAGGTGAATCTGTTTTAAAACTAACTAAAAAAACAAAAGCAGGTAAGTATTTATATGTTGCTGAAGAAAATGCTCAGTCGTTTGATACACTATATAAATCAGGATGGAAGATTTTAGGTGAAACTTTTGTTAAATACTCTGCTAGATCTATAATAAACGGCTCTATCCAAGGAGCTGTTGAAGATGGAATTAGACAATGGAGTACAATTTCTTCCGGTTTTGATAATTCTTTTTCTTGGTCTGCATTAGGCGGAAACATGGTAGAAGAAGGTATAGGTGAAGTGTTATTAGGTGGTACATTAAATGTTGGTTCTAATTGGATTAGTGCTACCCGTGCTGTAAGTCAAAGAGAAATAAAAATCTTAGATAAATTAGATTTTAAACTAAATGAAAAATTAGGTACACTTGGTAAAAACAAAGCAATAGAAGTTTTTAATAAATTACCTGTTAATATAAGAAAACGTTTAGAAACATCTGTTGGTGTTTTATCTGGATTAAATAGTGCTGAACTTGAGTCTATGACTTTAGAACAAAGAGTAGACTTTAAAGTAGCTGCAATTGACCTAGCTTATAGACTAGATGAGTTTGGATCTGCTACTGGATTGGGTAATTTTGCTTTTTCTAAAAGTGAAAATGCTTTTGTAGAGCAAATGTTATTAGATTTAGCTGATGGAAATGAAGACTTAGTGACTCAAGATATTAGACTAAATATTATGAAATCTTTATTAGCTATGCACAATAGAACTAAAGATACTAAAACAGGCGAGTCTTCTTTAGATGCAAAAGAATGGAATACTTTGGTTTATTTTGTAGCTAGAGATTCGGTTTTAAGTAATGATTCTTTAAAAGAAGAGCTTAAAGAACAAATACTTAATAGATTAAATAGGTCTTTGTTTCAACACACCGCTAAAGAAATATTTACGCCAGTAACATTAGAAGATGGAACTACTGTTCCTTTTTCTTTTGAAGCCGTAACTAAAGAACAGGAAAAAGAATTAGCCGAACGACTCAAACAACAAGAAGATAGTATTAAAACAAAAGTATTTGGTTCAATGTCCGAAGAAGAAAGAAGGTCTGCTATTGAAGGAACATTCTTAGGCGAAAATGACCAAAAGTTTTTATCCGATTTAGCAAAAGAATATAAAGAAACTACAAAATCGTCAGCTACTAAAGTAACAGGAGTTGGATTAGGCGTTAGTGGACTTTCTATTGAAACTACCACTATATCTGAAGAAAAAACAAAAACTTCAGAAATTATTCTTGATTCAGAAGGAGAAAGAAGAATTCCTCCTGCAGATTTAGATGATGTAGGTATAGAAGATGCTCCTACAGTTGAGTCTAAACCTGCCAAAACTACTGTTAAAGATCCACTTCAAGAACTTAATGATGAGTTTGAAGAACTTATGAGTACTCCTAAAACCCAAATTACATCTGAGGCTGCTCAGGCTGCGCCTGAGGCTGCTCAGGCTGCGCCTGAGGCTGCTCAGGCTGCGCCTGAGGCTGCTCAGGTTGTAGAAACAACTAATAAAGAACAAGCTGCTGATTTAGCTTTATTAGGTAGATTAAAACTAGAAACTGCAGAAACAGCAGAAACTATTACTGATAAAGACCTTAACGATTTAATGAAATTTTTAAATGAGAATAATTGCTCGTAAATAAAGGAACTATAATGAGTAAACCTAAATGTGCTTTAACTTCTGATGCTTTAGAACAATTTGCAAAAATGATTAATGCAAAGGTAGGAGACATATCTGATCCTAAACTTAAACAAGATAGAATTGTTGCTATTCTTAATACTTTGGAAAAATCAAATCCAGGTATTACTGAGCAATATCAATCTTATTTAGACGAAAAAACAAAA